GATTACCTGCACTTGCAATCATAAACGCTAATGGTACCCATTCAGCTAAAGTGACAATGGGGTCAGGACTTGCATCTACAGCTACTACAAACTGATTTGAAATGGATGTGGTTTTATCATAAACCGTTTGTCCGCTAATATCCGGTAAACCCATCGGCAATGGTAGTCCAATATAAGACGTATATAACGACTGAATATCTGCAATGTCACTCGCATTTAGTGCCGGAAAAACAATGCCTTCATTTTTAAAATTAGTTTGTAATGCTTGAAATAATGAGCCAAGACCTAAAGTCCATAAATTAGTGAAATTTCCTTGTTTGTCAATTGCAGGTGATTCCCGCGGATAATCAGGAAATAGCGATTTAGGATTATTAGGAGTTGTCATATTATTGCCTTGCGTTAATTACACCATCAGTTACTACAAACCGTCCCAATGACCAATTTAG